GTTTGATGAGTGTGAACTTAAGGGGTTACCTGTAGATAACGTAAGTAATTACTGGTACAAGGGTAAACACTTTTCAATACACCTGAAGGGTGATAAGGGGCCGACGTATGAGGAGATACGTGAGGAACTTATTGAGGATTTAAAAAAATACTCGCCTAAGTTTCCAAATATAAAACGCAAACCATGTAAGGATGGACACTTGTTGGTGGTAGATCCTGCGGATATACACATTGGTAAATTAGCTAGGGCTGTGGAGGGAGAGGAGTATGACACTAGTATAGCCGTAAAACGTGTTAAGGAGGGCATACAGGGCATTTTAGACAAGTCTTCAGGGTGGAATATAGATAAAATTTTATTTATCGGTGGTAACGATATTTTACACATAGACACACCAAAGAATACCACCACTAAGGGTACGCATCAAAATATGGATAGTATGTGGTATGAGGCTTTTTTATCTGCCAAGCGTTTATATATAGAGTGTTTAGAGATGTTACTAGCTGTCGCTCCTGTACATTTTACTTTTAATCCCTCTAATCACGACTACATTTCAGGTTTTATGTTGGCGGATACTATCAGTGCGTGGTTTAGAAAATGTAAGGATATTGATTTCGATTGTTCTATTCGTCATCGTAAGTATTTTTTGTACGGACAAAATCTTATTAGCACTACGCACGGGGATGGGGCTAGAATGTCAGACCTACCTTTGATCATGGCTCAAGAGGCTAAGAAAGAGTGGGCAATATCAAAACATAGATACATTTACACCCACCATGTACATCATAAAACTTCTAAAGATTTTTGTGGGGTGACATGCGAATCTCTCCGTAGCCCATCAGGATCTGATTCCTGGCATTCTAAGAATGGTTACATTGGGAATCCTAAAGCTGTTGAGGCGTTTGTTCATCACAAAGAGCATGGCCAGATTTCTAGATTAACGCATTTATTCTAGGGGAATACCTTCTAGTAATCCAATTTCGTTTAAATCAGCTTCTTCTATTTTTCCACCAGTCTTTTTAAGTATTTTAACAATATAATTAATTTCAGAACCAACTTCCGATGGAAGTAAACCAGAATTATATAATATAGCTATTGGAAGCAAAGATTGCATCAACTCTATACTTTCTGGTGGTAGTTTCTTTTTAGTTTCCACATTCATAAACTCAGTGGTATAAGTTCCAGATGAAGCCATTTCTGCTATTTCCGCTGTTTGTAATAATTTTTGTCCACCTATACCTAACACCCCAAAACCATCTAAATATTTATCAGATTGGTAATTATAAAGATTAAATTTCTCTACAGAATCAGGAAGATCCGCCTGAACTTTATCTAAAAACATATTTAAACCACCTATTATTGGCTCATCAACTATAGGTAGTGGAACTAATACATCTTTTGCTATGTTTGTTATTACACCCTTTTCTTTCTTTTTTCTCCTTTTCTTTTTATCTTCTTCGGATTCATCCTGTCCTGTAAAAGCAAGAGCTCCATTATATAAAATGTTACCAATAATATAACTCAATGCATTAAAAACAGCTGTTTCAGCAAGCAATCCACCTATTGACCTTAAGGCTGATTTTTTGTCTTTAGAGCTAGATGTCTTACTACTTATTGTTATCATGTCAGAGTACATCCTAGCCTTTTGATTTAAAATAAAATTCATAAAAGGGATTAATACCTTTCTGGTTATTTGAACTCCTGGTTTTTTACTAGTCATAACATCTCCTTGAAGATCTGCATCGGAAACATTCTGTTGTCTATCTACCTGTTGTTGTGCATAATCAGCGGCTTTTTTATTTATTTTATGGGTACTCCAATCTATATCATCTGATTTTAATCCTTGTCTTTTTAATGACTGTTTATAGTAAGATATCCAAGAGGCCCGTGCTATAAATGCATCAGGTTTAACAAGAAAAGATTGTAGCCAAAATCTGTTAAGTTTTTCTATTCCTTGAAAAAGTTGTCTTCCTTTTGATTTAGCCGCTTTTTCTAGTGCTCTATTAATACTTTCTAATGTTGTTTCAGATGCTAGTCCTCTATTAGCAATTCCATAACCCGATTGATCTAACCATTTATTTACTTCTGAATTAGTTATGATGCTCAAATCTAATCTACCTGCATTTATTAAGGTATTTGCAGCAACTGGTAAGGTCTGTTTTACAGGCTGTGTAAGACCACCTAAAACTCTAGATACACCTATTCCAGCTAAAAAATTAACCAACCTATTAACGTCTTGTGCTGTACTACCTCCAACAAAATCTTTTCCCCTAACCCTTCTAACATAACCTTTTAATCTGTCAATAAGTAATGATCTATCTTCTTTTGTAGGTACAAGTTTATTGAAGTATTTAGATTCAATAGATCCTTTTAACTGTTGTATTGGTGCCGCTGTTTTAATATCTATTAGTGCAGCCTCAAGTAGTGATGCATTATTTGTGTCGAAATCTAAACTTATATATCTATCTTTTGGAAGTTTTTTAGGTCTTGTCGCCTCCTCTAATATTCCTGTTTTTTTCTGATATAAAGCATCCTGTGCTGAAGCAAAGGCTGACTCATTCCATTCAAAATCTTCTAATTTTTTATCCTCTAATCTTCTATAAGAGTCAGGGATATAATTGATATCACTACCTAATAATTTATTATAAACATTTAATGATACATCAGATAATTCATCATAATAACTAGCCCATTTTTCATTCCACCATTTTACAGCATCTAGGTTTGTTTTATTAGCATTTTTTTCTACATCCTGTATAGAATTGGCATCCTTAACAACCGCATCATACACTTCTCTGTATTCCTTAGCTTTTTCTTGCTCTCTAGTGCTTCCTACTTCTAGCTTATCTATACTCTGTTCTATTAATGATTTTCTTCTATCAAATTCTACTTTTGATTCTAATCCATCTCCAATTAATGTTCTACGCATAAATGCAATAATACCTCTTTCGGTTATATTATATGCATCGTTAAAAGCTTTGCCATTTGGTTTAGTTTTTGAAAATTTATTAACGTAAGTATCTATATCTACATTAGAAATTTTTCTTGCCTTAGATACACCACTAGTAATATCGTTAAATCCTATGGCATTCATAACCATTCTTGATCTATCTATTCCTTTAAACACTCTCTCAAATAATATAGGAAGTGAGGTTAACTGTTCGCCCATGAATCTACCTACCGATTTTGATCCGAACAATCTTAATGGTTTAGCTTGTATTCCTTTATCGGTTAATTTTTTAGTATTCCTAGCTCCTCTGTATATACTCACAACAGTTTCCATTCCGCTAGTTATACCATTGGTTACATAATTGTTTAACGCATCAACAGCCTGAATACTTTCTTTTACTGTAAGATCGTTTAAATCCATATCCATAAACTCCTTAATTATTTTTTTATTAGTTGTGTCTATTTTTTCTCCAGTAAATGGATCTTTTCCTGTGGATATAATATTGTTAATTATAGATTTGTATGCGTTAAATACTTTACCAATATTGTCTCTAACTAATTTTTCTTTATTTTCATCTATTTCTTTTGGGCTTTCCAGTATAGCCATCATATCATCATAAGATAATTCAGATGCAGCTATACCAGTGATGGTTTCAAATTCTTGTTTCTTATTCTCTAGTATTATCTCACGTTGTTTTTCAAGTTCAGAATTAATATAGTTATCTACCTTTACAATATCTGGAGATGTCCTCCAATTTACATCTGTCCCTACAACTCTTGAAGAAACCACTCCTTGTAAAACAGAGTTAGCTACTTTCAAGTATTCGTCTATATTATCAATAAACTTAGGATCTATATCAGAAAACGATTTAGCTAAGTCGGTTAGTTTGGCATCTTTCTTTTTGTTTTTAGATCCTTTTTTAATTCGTTTACGTAAAGCATTAGCAGATAATACTTTATTAGCATACTCTGCATTATCATAAACCTTCTCCATATATTTAACAAAACCATCTACTGATTTAGGATTATAGAGATTTACGGAGCTTATTTTATTTGTTATTACTCTTGCTTGATTAGAGGTTATTTTCCCTTTTTTCTGTAATTGTTTTACTTGTTTTGCAAGTTCTTTACGTCTAGTATTTACATCCTTTACTGCCCCTCTAGCAGCCCTGGCTTCTAATTTTATTTGATCTTTAAGTGCAGCCATCTCATCAACTACTACTTTTTTCTTCTTAGGTTTTCTTAGTATCTTTTTAACTGATGGGGCTTTAGGTATCTTTATTCCTAGCTTTTCATTTATTTGTCTTACCGAACTTTCTCTTTCAATATCTGTAGCCTCTTCATAAAGCTTACTACCCTGTAGGTATCCTTTAGTAGCTTCTAGTATTACTTCTGGATTAGTGTCTTTACCACCTCTTCTATTTCTTACTTTAGTAATAATTTCTTCTACAATATTATCTACTCTTTCTTTAGATGGTTTTTCCTCTACCACCTCTTCAGTAACCTCAGTGGTGGCAGTTTCAAAAACATTAGGTAGTTTATTATCCTTCAGAGATTTAGCTATTTCTTTAAACTGTTCTTCAGTAAAAATCAACGGGTTTTTACCATCCGAACCTGTTTTTACATTCTCAAAGGTTTCTAAATCAAATAATGATTCTTGTCCTGCTAGTCTACCAAATTCAAGAGCTACATCTCTGTTCTCTGAAGGAACTACAATATTTAAATCTATGGATACCTGATCACTTCCAGGAAATTTATATATACCTACTTTTACTACTCCTGCATCACCAATTTTATTTTGGTTTTCCTCAACAAAATCAGATATTTTTTCTGAAGTTATTTCAGACTGATTGGTGTTAACACTCATAACAGGAACCACTAACCCACCACCTTCATAAGTAGTTCCATCTAAATTAAATGTTTGACCATCTTCAGCCGTTACATCTAATTCTTTTATTCTATTAGTTTCTACAGTAGTGTTTGTAATAATATCATCTTTATTTATTTCCACCTCTTCAGCAACCTCAGTAGTAGGCGTTTCTTCTAATACCTCTTCTTGCGTCTGGTCAACTTGGACTTCTTCTTGACTCTCTTGGGTAGGCGTTTCTTCTACTACTTCTTTAGGTTTATTTGCTATTTCATATTTCTTTAATCGTTCTTCAAGAAGTTTATAAGTTTCTGGGTCATTTTTTATATTAATTTTTGCAGATGATGATGATATATCTTCATCGGTCATATTATTTATTGCATCAAGCATAAACTCTTTAGTTACTTGTTGACCATTAACTTCATACGTAGCTGGATTTTCATCTAATATTTCATTAATTTTTGCACTTCGATTTATTGCACTTCGGTCTTCTATGAAAGCCCCACCAACACTTAATGGTGCAGTAGTAGTACCAGCTATACCTTCTAAAACTATATCTGCAACATCCATTTCTTGATCTGCCGCTAATTTACCAGCTACTTCTCCTGTGCTACCACCTATAGCCTCTGTAGTTACACCAGCTGTTGCACCTAAAACTTTACTACCTGTACCTGTAGCAACTTTTGTTGTAACCTTACCTGCTAACCCTCCAGTTATACCCTCTACAATACCAATCGAAGCCCCTCTCAATCCTGATCTTACTCTTAGCTCTTTTAATTTATCAGGATCACTTAATATTTTTCTAATATTTTCTTTGTTAAATTCTTGACCTTGCAACTCTTCACGCAATAATTCATTGAATGTAAGAGATGTTTCTAAAACGGCTGTAGACGCTGCTATAGCTCCAGGAAGATTACCTATCGCTAACCCCCCCAGTCCGCTAACTAAAACACTAGGTCTAGCCATAGATGAAATAGAAGATACAAGAACTTGAGGAGCAATAGATGGGTTGTCATATAACCCTTTTAGAACACCAAATATACCAGAACCTTCTTCCTCATACGTTTTTTGAAAGTCTCTCATTTCATCGGACTCACCTAAAGATTCTGTATAATTAACAGCCTCTATATACTTCTCAAGTTTTTTATCACTAATCTCATTCCCAGCTACATATAAATCAATAGAAGACTCTACAGGTAGTGCAACACCTTGTCTTATTGAACGATACGTGTCCCCTAAAAAATCTGTAAATTCATTCTTACCTAATGCTCTTTCAACGAGTGTAGGTTTTTCTTGAGTCTGATTTTCTTTTACTTCTACACCTAAAAACTCAGCTACTTTAGGATCTAAAGGCTCAGTCTCTGTTGTTGAAGATACTTTATCTGGTTTTTCAACTATGCTTTCTGAAACAGAAACATCCGAAACACCAGGTGTCTCCACTTCTTCTGTAACCGATGTAGTAACGACTTCTTCTTGTGGAGAAACCAACTCCGTAGTTTCGTCTTTTTTTTTTACTAAAGTTTTAAAGTCATCTATACTTTTAGTATATCCTTTTGACTTAACATAATTGAAGTTGTCTAGAACAACATCTTCATCTGTTTCTAAAAGTAACTTAAAATCTTCTATAGACTTAGTGTATCCCTTAGATTTAGCTCTATTAAATAAATCAATAACTACTTCTTCGTCCATGTGTATTTATTTAGTACTGTAATCAACTCCTGAACTAGCGGCATTTATAGCGGCTTCAATAACTTTTTTATTTCTTTCACTATCTCCAGTATCCATTGTTACATCGGTTATTATAGTCAATTCATTTCCGTTCTTATCTTTCAACACTTCTCCATTGACTAAAATAGGTATCTCATCTGTTGTAGAACCTTTTTTAAGATCACCAAAAGTTATAGATGAAGATAGGGTTGGAATTTTACTATTAATTAAAGTTAATATTTGATCTTTAACTTTTTTTAAATTTTCAGGGTTATCAGTATCTTGTGTAGTAATATTATTTTCTATTGTACTTAATTTTGTTTCTAAAACAATATTATCAGTAACTGGTGACACATTTATGGTAGGTTTGTCTGTTATTAAATTATTTATATAATCCCATTCTGCTATTTCTTTACCAGAAGAAAACTGTCCTGTATATGGGGCAAAACTCCTTGCGTCATTTATATCCTCAGCTTTTATTGTGGTTAGAACTTGAAATGTTCCACCTTTTGTCTTTTTATTTCTAGAGACAATAGTTACAGATCCATCATCATTTTTATTAAACTTATAATTATCATTATCTGCATTTGCAAAGTTTCCGTTTGCCATTTCAACACTTACATTATAAGCACTTTGCATAGCTAAAATTTCTTCTTCTTTATATTTTGGTTTCGGATCATCATCTTTATTTTTTTCTCTGAATGTTTGAGTATATGGAACCTGTAACTCAAATTGCTGTCTTACTATTTCTTTTGCTCTTTTTCTTTGAGCTTCCGTTGCTACTGCTTTCCAGTTTTTATTTGCGTCAGTAGTAACCTTCATTCCACCATCTATAGGATCTTGAGATGAGCTATAAAATTCTATATTGTCATACTCACTAAGAATACTAGCTACATCATTGTCAGTAGCCACAATAGCGTTAATTGAATCGTTTAAATAATCCTCATAACCCTTTCTTAGTTTTGGACTAGATGTGCGGCCTATTTTGTATGTTGCTAATTTATCAGCATATTTACTCACTGCTTCAGGAACATCTACCCTTAGATAGGCTAAGTTCCCTGGATTAGTTAAAGTAGTTATAGATGTTGGTTCTCCTACCATATTACCCTCATCATCTGTAGATGTTAAGTATAAATTAGTATACCCATTTTCGTTAGGCATCCATTGTATTCGTTTGTTTTTAAGATTGGCCATCTCACCAAACTGATCTAAAGCCCATTGAGATAAACCTGAAAGCTCTCCATTTTGAAGTCCCTCCAGGGTTCCAGCAATAGCTTCGTTGTAATTTTTTGTTAGGGTGCTAAAGTCAGCCCACTGATTGCTAATAGACATTTTCATTCTATTAAATTCATCAGGAGATATTTCTCTTCGTCTTAACTTTCTGTGCATTTCGGCGATCATTTCTCTACCTTCAACGGTAGCCGTATATACTAGATCGTTAAACTCTGGGGATTTACCTGCCTCATACTTACCTATTTCTCTAGATAGATCAGCAGCCATGGTATCATACTTTTCCCTAAATGCAGCTTGTTCCTCTTCAATATTACCCATTTGGGTAACAATATTACCAGCTACTGCACCCCAGTTTATTGGTGTTGGTCTTCTTACGTATCCTGCGTATTCTGCCATTGTTTTAATTTATTAATTTTTATCCAGCTAATGCACCAAGTGCCGAATAATTAAAATTAGAAGGTAGAGAAGTGGGTGTAGTCATACCTCCAGATAACGGCCCAAAAGCTAGTGTTTGATAAGCTGGGTTATAAGGTCTTCCCATAGAGTCAAAATACATAGGTCGAAATTCAGGTTGACCACCTGACATTTTTTGAAAATCTTGTACTGACCCCCTAATATCTACTTGTTCGCCCATATTTTGCGTTGTTTTTTCACCTCCTTCACCCCCATAAGGATTTAAACCACTGGCAAATGTTTGAGCACCTAAAGCTATTCCAGATGCAATATTTTGAGCACCAGCTTGTTGTCTTGCTCTCCCATCTTGAGCAGCTGCTTGGGCACCCTGTAATCTCATCCCTTGTATGTTTCTAAGAACGTCTTTTTGTGCAGACTCTATTTGTTGCTCCTGTCCTAAAACTAGTCGATCTCTTTGAGCTTGTAACGCATCTATACGTGCCGCCTCTTGTGCTGCTTGTTCACCTACAGCTTGAGTTAATCTTCCTGCACCACCAATAACTGTTGCAGCACCACCTTCTTGTAGAGCCTCTAGTTGTCCAGCAGTCTCCCTAGCTAACGCTCTTTCTCTTAATTCTGATCCCATCGTAGGGACTTGAAGTGCTAATAATTTATTTGTGGTTTCAATTTGTGATAATTTTCTTAGTGATTCACGAGCAGCTTTTTCTGCGTCTCTTGTTTGTTTAGCACCTGCAATCATTTGTCCAGCACCTAATATAGCACTAGATCCTGCTGCAATTCCTGATATTAATGCTAAAGTTCCTAAAGCCATAGTCTTTTATTTTATAGATTTGATGTATCCACAAAGATACTAAATTAAGGGAAACTTTTAAATACTTCACTAAAAACAGCGAATAGTTCTACCTCACTGGTACTATCATTTTCAAGCAACGTTTCCATGAAATACCCCCTTGCACCATAAGATTCTACCTGTGCATCCTTTATATATAATACGTAATCTCCAATAACTGGTGTTACTGAGGTCGTATTCATAGTAATAGAATTAGTTGTTAATCCTGTTATAGTTCCTATCAATTCAATACCTGAGTTATCTCTATATAGTTGATCTCCTATAGAAACAATACTACCTATGTCAAAGTTAAATGTTAGTGTTATTGCTCCTGGTGATGCACCAGTAACGGTAAGAATATTACCTATACCCTGTGCTGACATAAGATCTAAATCTGTGTTTCCTGCTACCCTTCTTATATATGCGTAGTAATCTCCTTCTTTTAGTTGGTAATAGGAAGCTTCCATAAAGCCACTAGACTGATCGGTAGTAACAGTGGTCTTCCAAGCCGCATTACTTTCTAGTGATATGGTCTTAAACATTTTATTAGCGGTAGGCTCATCATTAAAAACAGGTGTTATTTTTGAGGTATACTGTACACCATAGTAATTATTTCTAGTATTATTATTGTAATGTTTCCACATATTACCACCACTAAATGTATAAAAATTACTATTCATACCTATCATCCAATCAGGTAAGTACGAATGAAAAGATGTCCAACCGTTATTTGATATTCCGTATGTTACTGTTGACTCTGCCATTTCTTAATATTTAAGGACACACTACTTTTTCAACTACTTGTCCTGTATCATCTACTCTTATTACATTGTTCTTAACACCTGTCAGCTGATCGGTAATAAACCATAAATATCCACCCTTGTATATTTTTAGGTTGCAATCACACATTTCATAAATAAAATCATTTACTACTGGATATTCTCCCTCTCCACTATGATACATTATTGAATAAGATGGTGTAACTCCACACGCTAATGTACTACTAGTTTTAGCATTTGTTGTATCCATGTTAAACCTTTTCTCAGTAACTAATGGGTTTATTGTGAAAACTATAGTATTTATTGCACTTGTACCAAAACAATTGGTTGCAGTTAATCTAACACTATACGTTCCTGATACTGTAGCTACACCTCCGAAAACGCCATTAAATTTATCAAAAGTTATTCCTGTTGGTAATACATAATCATCACAAGTTCCTAGTAAAGATGATGTTCCTGTACCTGATACTAATACTGGAACAGATGTAGTACATATTTCTTGAAATGAATTAGCATTTACAGTAGTATTTATTGTGTTACCTGTATCACAATCTGTAGTGGTAAATAACGCACCATTAGCACCACCATTTAATTGATATTTGTTACATGTTGTAGATAGTGCAAAAGAAATAGGATTATTGCTGACAGGTATTTTTAAATCAATTGAATCTCCTACTGTTAATGTAATATTCGGTTGATTAATTACAGGAACTGCCACCTCAGAACAAGATGAACAACTACCAACTATCAATACTAATCCTTCTTTGCTTATTACAGCATAATCAGTTGTTGGTGCAGGCCCTATTCTATGAAAAGAATTATTACCATCATATGTTGTTAATCCACTAAGCTCATTATATACTATATCTCCTACTGTTGGTAAACCAGGTGAACCAGAGTGATATTTAGTATCTGGAGATGTTGTTGATGCACATACACTTGTTAATGTATCATTAGTTGTATCTATGGCAAATGATGCTAATGTGCTTGCTCCTGCTTGAGCTGTAAATGTCCCACCACCTTCAACAATAACTTGAACCTCTCCAGGTAATAACTCGTTTTTAAAAAATACTATATCTGTAACAACAGAAATATTTATTGCCTGTCCAACTATTCTATCATTCCATTTAACAGTAAAACTATTCGTCCCAGATGGTATACACCTAATACTTACGTTACCCCTTCTATTAGTATAATCTACTATAGAATTTACCGTTCCACTTATAGATGCACTACTAGTAAGGGTAGCAGGAGGTGTAACATTATTTCTGTAGTCATATATTAAATATAAAAACTTTTCAGTAGTTCTACTAAATGTAAATGATCCTTCATAATTACTACCAACAATAGATGGTGTAGTTGCACTAGATAAAGATATCAATGTTTTTACATCATCCTCTCCATATTCTACATTCGACACCAAGTATCTTAATGCATTTCCAAAATTAGGATTGAATGGTTTTATAGTAGATGTTCCAGTAACACCTGCTTTTAATGTAACAGTATCTCCAGATGCAGGCATCGAATCAACACCTTCAAATGAATTAAAATCATTATCTAGTGATAAAGAATTTTTTACCAATTTTACACCATCAAAATCAATATCTCCACCTGTGGTATTGCTGGTAAAATCATACTTTTGATTTGCAATTAATCCACTATCAATACTATTTCCTACAACTACTACTTTTCTAATTAATCGAGTTTTTCCAGATTGAATAATCGTAAATGGATAACTTTGACCACAGGCTTGGAAAGTAATAGTAAAAGTTCTATTAGCTCCCGTACTGTTAGTTGAAAAAACTACATCTATAATTGCCGAATCTTCTCCTGAATAAGGTGGTGATCCAACGCCGTTTACCGATGTAATACCTGTACCTGTCCATGAAATTGTCCACTCAGTGTTTGATCCTACACTAAACTGGTAAGTTCCTGATTGACTACCTATTACAAGATCAAATCTTGGTACTACTTTAAAGTTACAAGGTGGATTAGCTGTATTATTTGTTGCTAAAACATATCGTTCTTTAAATGGATCAATAACACCTAAATGTTGTGTCCTACTATTACTTATAAATAATTGCTTAAAATAGTTTCTCATTCCTTGAGAGGATATTTCAAACATACCATTTAATCCTAGTCTCATTACCGCACCCCTTCTAGAATCAGTAAAGTACATATCATTACCCCACGTAGCAAAACTTTCTGGGTTTTCACTTATTCCGTACTCTCCTGTGTATGTTATTTGTGTTCCTAATACCTCTGGTATAGATGCTACTGCACCTCCTCCTACAGCATCACTAAGAAGGTTTTTACCATATAATATTTTAGAAACTTTATTTTCTTGAAAGGCTACTACATCTGTGTCTCTAGCGTGCAACTTTTGTATTGATCCAAAGAATTTATCTAGATACTTAAAGTTAGCTAATGATAAGTTAAACTCATTTAAATTATTTATCCCTGTGTTTTCTCTATATATACCACTATATGTTATTGCCTCCTCTACTCGTTGTTGTTGATAATCCTCTATAACAGAACTAACTCTTGGTGAATATTTTAGTGTAGGTGCATTAAAATCACCACGTATTCTAAGTCCCTCAACACCGTTACCAAAACAATAAGCATTATACATACTATTTTCAATTTCAGACGTGCTTGCGGATGGGTTTGTTGAAGTATTTAAACTAATTACAGCAGGACTATTAGATGTTAAACTTTGATTAGATACATTACCTTGGTGTTCTCTGTTTACAATATCAAATGTATCACTAAGTTCATGATATATATCTGCAGGATTTTCTGAAGGTACTGTTTCAAATACGTTAGCATTTTCTTGTTGTACAATTTCAAAAAACACATTTATAACAGGAGCACTGTCGCAATTTGTTGGGTTAAGTGAATTAGGTTGTTTTGTTCCTCTTATCATCATCCATATAGGTTGTGTAGCTAAATATTCACTCCAACTACTAACATTACCTGGTGGATTATTAGGTAATCCTGTTGCAGGATCAAATGTTTTTTGAAATATTCTATTGCTATCTGGACAACCAGATGTTGATGCATCACCCCTACTAAATCCTCTTCTAAAAAAAACATTAGCCGATCCTAGTTGATTTTGAAACTGAGATGATATAGTTCCTAAAGAAAGTTGTAACGGTGTTGGATTTCCTAATTGTTTAAAATCTTTATACGCACCACTCTCCCAGAACCATTCCTCTATGTTTAAATAATTCCTTGGAGATATAAATTCATTCTGTGTAGAAGCCAAATCTTCTACGTTTATTTTAATTCTAGCACCTGCTTTGATAGGTCTATCAATAATCGGTGGATATCCTGGTTGAGGTATTCCTGTTATAGCGTTACCTTGATCGTCATTAAAAAAATCAAAATCTTGAACTATTGCTGTGTGATATGTTCTTTCTTCTGAATTTTGGTTGTATTCCCATCTATTTTTTACACCCCCTAAAGTAGATCCTGTGCCAGATCCTTGTACCTCATGTATATTAACAATCCAATAATCTCCTACCTTGTAACCCGTTGTAAAGTCAAATGTAAAACTATAAATAACAAGTCCACTAGTGGGAGAATAATTTACTTCTTGTAATGCACTTGTTATGTTTGTAGCTGGCTTTAATGGAACGTAACCTCCTCCTGTAGAGTTTAATTCAAATTTGTCAACTCTATATCTACTAACTCCTGATGAGTCTGGTGGTGTAATTATTATTTTTAATCTAAAATCATTATTAAATTGAGGAATAAACCCGAATTGTGGAGATATCGTATTGTGAGTAGTTGATCTTCCATAATAAATAGGATAATTAACAACCCCTGCTCCACCTCCTGTAGCTGCATCTAATCCAGCAATATAAGGAAATGATTTCCAATCACCTGATACATTTTGATAAACTGAACCTCTACCACTTGTATTATTATTCCCTTCAAATAAATCACCCCCATCAAATAATGATGTATCGTCTATTTTTAATTTAAAGTAAAGTCCTCTTTTTTCTCCTCCTCCTAAAAAATCATCTGGTTGAGATTGAACATCTAAAACTTTATATTGTTTATTACTTTCGGTAGCTAATCCAGCTTCTGTCTTTAATATTACATAACTTCCAATAGGAACCTTATCTACATCAGAAGGATCTATTTCGAACCATGTGTATATACCATCTTTTTCATAATATAAAACAAATATATTATAGTAATCTCCCTTAGCTTGCTTAATAAATATTCTATATTTTTTAGCAAATGATGGTGCTTCATTATTTATAGAAACTCTTATATCATTAGCAGTATCAGAATACGAAGGATCAATATTTAAAGTATTATTATTAGCTGTTAAAACAGTTGTCATTCTACTGTACTCATCTAGATAAACTAATCCTATTTCATAATCCCTATCACTTCTAAATGATGGTAAAGGATTTAATGGAACAGATCTACTATCCACTTCTAAATCATAATCTATATCAATTGGCGTTCCACTTGAATCTTCAATATTATAAAACTGAAGATAATTACCGTAAGCTATTCTACTTCCTATAAGCTCTTGTGCTCTTGCTTTTAATGGTACGTTATCAAATAATCTAGTAATTTCATCAGGGGGTAATACTGTATATATTTTACTATTATCAAATGTATTAGTAAATCTACCATTAGCATCAATACCTAAAGAAGGATCATTTAAAATGTCTTCTATCTTAAAGGACTCAATAATATTTATATTAGTGCTAGATGTATCTCTAAATACTAATTGAATTTCTTTTATTCTTGGATCTGGAACCCAACCACTGCCAGGATTAGATCCATTTACAAAATAATCTACAATTACTTGATTAAAAGTGTTAGTCATAGACTCAAAAGAATCTTCTCCAAGTACATAATTAAAAGCTGAAGGAAAAAACGCTGTAGAAGAAAAAGAAGATAAAGCACTATACTCATCGTTTTCATATTTATATCTACAAGCAAATTGTAAAAACTTATATTTTAAATTATTTTCTTGAAATTGAGTAGATGAATTATTTAATTCAATTAACGGGGCATTTATGGGCGGCTTTACTATTACTGAAATATCATCCTCAATAAAACCATCAACTGCATAATATTTCTTTACATTTATTCTTCTTGGTGGATTTAAATTATCTGTCCAAAACAACAAATCATCGATGATATTAACACCTGTTATTAAGTAACTAGAATTAAATTTTAAAACTCTTCCTTTAGTATCTTTTAAAACTGTAGTAGTAACACTATTAACCTCATTAAACTTTAGTACGTAATCAAAATCTGAGTCCGTAACAAACCAATAGATATTATTATTAGCCTCATCGGCAATAGCACCTATGGTTTTTGCACCTGTTCCTGTAAATGTTTGATTTGTAACATTTGTGTTACCTCTTATATTTTCTACAGCACCTACTCCAGCACCTTCTGAAGCAGATACCTCAATATTTAAGGCATCTCTATACTGACCGTCTGGTATCAAACGCTCATCAAGGCCTTTATTCATTATGCCCTGTATGAAACTTCTAACTAACTTCATTTAATCCATTTATCACGTCCTCTAAGGTTCATTAACAACCTTCCTGCGTGCATGTTACTAAGTCGTATCTTAGCATTTCTTAGTTTAGCCATTTTTTCTCTTCTGGCTCGTCTAACTACATATTCTTGAGCGTCTACTCTATTACTAAGAATGGCCCACTTAATGTATGCGTATATATAATCTTCTGCTAATTTATTTATGGATATTAAATCATCCTGACCATTTTCCATTCCATCAGACACATACTCTAATACTATAGATTGATTTTTTACTCCAGAACTGAAATTTATAACTCCTGATGCTTTATCTATCCTAAAGTTATCATTTATGTTAGCTGTTTCAGTTTCCAGTCCGTAGAACCCACCTACACCATAACTGAAGTACCAACATCCATCTATACACCAACCCATGTGTCCATATCTACTGCCTTCACCTAAAAATCTTTTCTGTGGCAACCCTGCTAATCTATTTCTGTCTAGTTGTGAGTTACCTGCCTCTAACACTTCACCATCTTGATCAAAAAGCAAATCTCCATCATTATCTTTTAAATATTCAGATGCATAATTTATTTTTATGTTTTCATGTAAAGGGTATAATATTCCATCTTTTTCAACAGATACTCTAACATAATTAACGTAGTCAGGAGGTAGTATAAATTTTAAATCATCTCCCACATTCATTTGTAATACCTTTATGTTCCTAAGTGCATCATAGTTTATTTCTTGTATACCTCTTTTTGCATGAAACAATACTGCGTATCTTTTTACATTATTGATCAACTCGGTATCCCCTACGTACATTAACATAAAGTTATTAACAATATCCTTCAATGTGACAAACTGATACTCTCCCCAGTTAGCATTTTGAGGTACTACTCCGTTATTTGTAAAATATTTATAATTAGTTATATATGCCATTATGTTTCTTGTTGATTGTTAATAGCTTCTTCTCTTGCTGCAACTTGAACAACTTCTGCTTCACGAATACTTACACCTGCATACTGTAATATTTTAAGTGTTAACTCAACCTGATCAGATATTGGTAATTCAAAATCTTGATAATCAGCTGCTGATTGATTAAAAACTGGTGCACCAGATACTACATTAAATGTCCACTTAGGATCAGAGGGATACCTAACATACAGTACATCTACGTTTGTTGTTATTGTAAGTGGGTAAATTATTATAGAATTACCTGGGCTTGTAGGTGTTGGAGTTGAAGCACTTGCCCCAGTTAAATAATATGCAGGATAGGTAGTGGTTGGTGCGGTTAAATGGGATGCTACTAACTGTGTAATTTTATTTTGATTTACTCTTTCTACCTCTGTGGTGGTATTGTAAAACACCGTATTTAGTGTATACCAATCTGTAGGCAAAGTAAAAGATGTAGTACCAGCTGAATATGTTAATCCAGTTTCTTTTCGTGTAAATAAATCTATAACCTCCTGAAGTTGCTTTGGAATATCTGCATACCCACTGTTAGAAAGTCTTTTGTTTTGAAGATTCAGTGCGTTCTTATAATTGTAAAAATATTCCTCAAATATTTCAAGTTGGGCTTGCTTGGCAAATAGGTTAAACTCTTCAGGTGTGACGTATCCATTATTGTCTTTATTCAAGACCGCCATAACTGTATTCCTAACGGTATTAATCATCTAAAAATTCTTTGATACAAAGATAAAGAAAAAAAAGGGACTTGCCATTTTTAGTATAAACATAAAAAAAGAGGACTTATAAAAGCCCTCTTAATAATTAAAGTAATTATTTTAATTACGCAATAGCAATACCGCTAACAGCCTTGCTTGGAGATACAGTTTCAACCACATTTTGCCAAACACTTTGATGAGCTGAAACAACAGCATTTTGAATATCATCTCTCATTTGGTGTCCACTTGATTGTGTAGCATGAGTAATAGTAATTACATCTTGAGCAGCCGCACCTCCGTAAGTAATAGTAACGGTTGTAGTGCTTGCTTGCTCAATTAATTTAATGTTGTCAGCAGAAACAAGTTGATTTCCTTCACTTGTAACTGGAATACTTAAAAATTTTGCCATTTTAAAAAATTTTATGGGTTAATAAAGTACAAAAATAATAAAAAAAGGGGACTCTAAAGCCCCCTCTAACCAATAAACATAACATGAATTATGAATAAACAAACACTTGCCTATACGTAAGTTCTTTTAAAAGGTTACGTTTTACTTTAACTTTTTTTCTAACATCTTCATTACCTCTATACCATCATCAGTTTGTAAGTATGCAGCAATAGCAGAAATTGGTTTCTCATCAAAAGGGACGGTAATCATTTTCTTTTTGTTTTCCTTTAAATTAAAGTAAACATCTCTACCTTTGTTTTTTAATGACAATACACCTTGATCTAATGCTAGTTGAGATAAACTTTGTAATTTAATCATTGGATCGTCTAACATTTGCAAAAACTCTTCAGGGTTTTGTCTAGCATAAACTCTAATGTCTCTTTTAATTTCAGCACTAGTCATTCTTGATACATTAGATCCCATAACTACCCTAGCGATAGATTCTGCTACGTCTATAGACATATCTCTTGCCGCTACTTCAGCATCAAGCTCTACATCCATATTGTAAACTTCTTGTGCTGCATTTTTTTCTGTATCTAACTCTTCAAAAATTTTTCCTAACCCTGGATGTAAACTTAAAAACCATTGTAGCACGGGATTGTTTTTTGGTACAGTTAAGAATCCATCCTCAAAAACTACAGGCTCTAATATAGCATTATCGTCCTGTTCGTCCTCAAAAGGACTCTTTTGGTTTCTTGCATACCTTAAGGGTCTATTTATCCCTTTTTCTTCGTCAAAATATAATAGTGGATGTCTTCGTGTGTTTCTTGAAGAAAGCATAAAGCTTAATGGTGTAGTACTAGATTTAAGTATATACACTCTGTCTTTTATTTGTTTTTTCATTTTATTTTATTTTAATTAAAAAAAGGGGAGGAATAAACCTCCCCTATGTTATTTACAATTCTTAACTCTTAAAGATAAAGAAGTTGTTTGCACCTAATGTACATAGTGATCTTTCTGATAAGAAGTTAACCTCCATCGCATCAAGATCGCTAGTAGCAGCACCGCCAGCAGAACCTGTTATCCAAGTTTTGTAACGTCTGTCTTCAGTTTCAGAAGCTCTGTATCTAACGTGTAAGAAAGGTCTTTGAGCATTTTTACCCATAATCTGATCGTATACGTTAGTAGTACCAGCTGGAACTAATACACCATTTACTGCTCCTCCAACTATACCACCTCTTAAGGTAGCATCGTTAAGGTATTTCCAGTCAGACTTGTAGAACTCATATCCTCTTTTGAATCCAGTGAATCCAAGGTTTAGTGCCATTTCTTCGTCATTGTCGAACAATCCGTAAGAAGTACCACCTGCACCATAAGAGTTTTGAGCAGCTAACATGTCATCGATATCAAATCCCATTTGTCTGTTAACAAAAAGAACATTCTCCTGAATAGCACCTTGCTTATCTAGTCTTTGAATAATTGCATCAAAGTCAGCTAAAGCTGTTGGGTTACCACCAGACCAAACGTTACCGTTGTTTTCGATTTCGTGGAACATACCTTTGGTACCTTGATTACCTAATTGACCTGAAGCTGAAAGAGCCGCTACACCAGAACCTAATTCTGCTGGAACACCTTCAATCATTGCCATTTCAAGATAGTCATCAAAACGTAGTCTTGTTTCATGTTCTGACTTAATGTACCACAAGTATCCATCTGCTCCGTTCTCAGTTGTTACTTTTACCCATCCAATTTGAGCCATGTCTGAGCCAGATACAACATACTTATCTTTGATAATAATTGGCTTATTATCTTTGATTACTGGATCAGCGTCTAAAGAACCATCCATTCCGTTAGCTCCCTTATTAAACTCTGAACCGTAAACAAAAACAGTTAAAGCATCAGTCGATGTAATACCAGCCGCTAAACCTGCTGCTTCGTAAAAAGCAACCTCAACAGTTGTTGTTGGAGCCCCAACTGGTAACGTTGTAATGATAGCTTTGTTGCTCTTAGTAGAACCTGCTGCTTCTTCAGAAATAAAAATAGTTTGACCTACTCTTAAATTGTGAGCCCCTGTAAACGTAAGAGTTGCTGTATCTCTACCTGCTGGAATAGTAGTGGCTAATACTCCCTGGAACTTTGTATGTAATCTTCCTTGCTCTTCCCATTTTAATAGGTCGGAGTTTGTAGGCATTTCTGCCCCTACCATTCTTAAGAAAGAGTTGATTGATCTGTTTCCATATCTTTCAAATTCTCTCTCATAAGTATCAGGTAGATACTGACTCAGAAAGTTAAAGTCAGTAATGTAGTTAGAAGGCAATGTAGCCTTACTAGCTGATGGTGTCAACGCTGGTTGTCCAGCTGCACCTGTTATTGAACCTGCCATTTTTTCTAATTTTTAGTTTTACTTATTTTTTTTACTTCGTATTGTTAGTCGTCCAGAACCTCTATCTTCAGTCATTGAAACCACTTTAAATCCTCCCTTTGATACACTTTCAGATGCTTTCCTTATAGGCATGTCTACATTTTTAGACTCCCTAGTTACATCCCCAATTGCATCAGCTTGACCTTGCTCGTAAAAAAACCTAGCAAAGGCTTCAGGATTCATGGCCACTGACAAAGCTCTATGATACGCATTAGCATCTTTTAAGAAACCATCCTCACCAACATGTTTGTTAATAAAGTTAGTAACATCTGACTGTTGTTTTTTTAGTTGCTCTGGATTACCAGGCTTATAAGTTAATGAAGTATCCTCTGTTATTTTAAATTCAAAACCTTTGAACTCATCAGAGAATAATTTATTAGTCTTATCTAAAAAATACTCCTGTCTTTTTAAATTTTGCTCTTGCGAATCTTTAGATTCCTTAGCATATTTCTTGTAAGCATCATAGTTTTCTCTCTCGCTTTCAGGAACAAAATCACTACTTGACTCAAGCGGTAATTTATACTGTTCTTTCTGCTTGTTAAAATACTCCTTTGCTTTTACAAGCTCCTCTTTCTTAGAGATCTTGATCTTCCTAATCTCTGCCTCATCATCTACCTCCTCATCGAAACCAAATCTTTGATTTAACTCAAATTCTATGTCATCCTTATCTAGATGTCTTCTGGTTTCAGACCAATAATCCGCTAAGAGTGTGTCTGGTTCAACTGTATCATAATCTTTAGTCAACTTGACAAAGTCATCTATACTCCTACCAGTTTCTTTTTTAAACTTCAAGAATGTGGAAACATCATCAGGAAGTTCCTCATTTTTTTCTCTCTGTTCAAATAACTCATTAATAGAGTTAATCTCTTTATCATACCTGTCCCTTATATAAGAAAGAACATCGGCATCTTTTAATTCGTTTTTTTCATTCTCAACAACTGGAACCTCTTCTTTTTCTGGCTCCTCAACTTGAGGTTGTTCTACAACTACTTCCTCTTCTTTCTTTGGTGAGCTTTCGTCCTCAAATTGTTGCTCATGTTTTTCCAAAAGTTGCGACTCTATTTCCTGTTTTGATTTTTCAGGTTCAGAGCTTACCTCTGTTACTTTTATACCTTCCATTATATTAAATTTTAATTTTTACAAAGTTAATAAACTTTTTTTATTTTATCTAGGCTCAAATTCAGCTAAATTAAATCCATCTAAACTATCCTCATTTGACTCAAAATTTACAGGAGGAAGGTCTTGTTTCCTCTGTTGTATCAATTTAGATTGTTGAGTATTTTGTTGAGATATACGTTGTGACTTAGCATCCTCTCTGCTTTTTTCTCTAGCATCTATGCTTAATTGTTCCGCACCTTTGATTCTCATTTGAAAATTAAACTCCTCTAACATTAAATCTTTTTTGAGATTAGCCTCTGCATTCATTTTTTCTATTTCAAATGCAATTTCAGCTTGTTTTATTTGAATTTTAGATTGAGTTTCTGCTTGAGCTTTTTCAATAGCTGATTGAGCAGCTGCTTGTTGTGACTGCATATTAATTTGAGACTGCATCTGCATTTTCTGATTCTCTCGGTCTACATCTTTTTTCTCCTTGTTTTTTCTCTTAACCTTAAGTAACTCGTTAGCCATTTTTATATTCTTTACCTGTCGAATATCAATAGCGTCTTCAAGTGTTATTTGATCTCTTTGTAGTGCCATTTGTATATTAGCCTCTAACTGAGCCTTTTCTTCTTCATCTGGAGAAACCTCTATAAAAATACCAAAGTCATGTAGATATAAATCCTTAATATCTTCTAAAGTATTTACATTATACTTACCTATTTGATTAACAAATTCTTCCCTAAAATCAGCATATTCTAACACATCAGCAATACGACAAGATAATGCCTCGGCTAATCTTTTTGTAACAAAAAGACTTCCATCCAATATATGTCTTGTAGCTGTGTTTGAATTTAATGCAGCTAATTTTTGTAATCCAACCAATGAATTAGGATCAGGCGTAGATGCATCTCTAGCTTCATTTAATCCCGTTACATCACGCATCATATTTAAGTAGTGATTATAAGTACTTATTAAACTACCCATTTTAGATTGACCACTACTAGAGTTAAGTTCTTGTATGGGAACTCTACCATTATTAAATTCACCATCCTCAGTAAAACTTCTACCTATAACAGATCCTGTTTGAAAATAAAGTCTTAATGCATCCTCTGGATTATATGCTGCACCTGTTCCAAGATCTACCTCATTTAAACCATCGGCATCAATATATACACCATCAGGGACTACTCTTGAAAGAACTTGTTGCATTTTTAAGTGTGTCATCTGTATTAAGTCAGCAAATGTAGTCATACGCCTAACTAATGACTCAATAACACCCTTATACATTCTAGGAGCAACACCAATGTAATTACCTATAACATGCTGAGATGCTGATTTAGGTCTTACCATGTTTTTAGATAACTCCCATTTTAATAAATAATCGGTTCCTAAAACTAAAACACCTTCATACCAAACATCTATTCTTTTTTCTACACGCTCAAATCTTTCCTCACTTCCTTCTGGTGGATTAAAACTATCATCCTTTCTTATAACTCTTTCTCCTCCGTTTTCTAAATATTTTTTCTTATAAACAAACTTTTTATCAGTTTTATAATTAAAATACAAAACAGTAACTACATCTTTTTCAAACAAGCTGTCCCTGTACTGATTCATTATTCCATAGTAACTATAAAAACCTGAACTTGTTTGTGATATAGTATTTAATTCTTCTTTGGATATATCTGGCTTTATTTTTATTAGTTCTGTTATTGGAATTTGTTTTACCTCTCCAACATAAAAACAGTCGTTAAAGTATGGATCTTCCGTGTAGCTATATATGATATTTGCTGGATCTACGTAACTCACCTTTATTCCTGCATTAGGTAAAAACTCATGCTTCACCCATCCTGTTCCGATAACAGTTATGTCGTAATCTATTCTTTTTCTTAAATCATAAAAATGATTCTCTTCTAATACAGTATTTAAGGCTTCTTCCTCTGCAATCTCTATACCTGGTTTATAGTTTAATTGCATATGTAGTTGAAGCTCTTGATCATCAGCTGGTAAATCTTCTGCATTAGTATTAAATGCATCAATCCCAAACTGTTCCTTAGTTTGTAATAAAAAATCTTTTGAAACCATATCGGCCTCAATCATTTCTTGATACGATCTTCTGTTGTCAGCAGACAATGCATCCTGTGCATATGCTTGAACCGTAAATAATCTATCCGACATTCCATTCACTACTATATCCACAAATTTTGGTATAATAGGAACGGGTGTCCAATCTAAGTTTAGGTATGATAAGTCGCCATCTATGGCTAACTCTGATTTATATTTAGCGGTTGACTGTTCTCCTCTAGCGTAAAGTCTTAGTCTATGAAAGTCTACCCATTGACTATAGTATCTACAACTATTACCTGATCGTTTGAACCACTCATACTGTATTGCTTTTCCAACCTGCATTCCATACTCTTCAGATGCTTTTTCTTTATCTGTAGCCATTTGGTTTGGGAATGAACTTGGATTTACTGCTATGGTAGGTTTGCTCATTATTTGATAATTTGGCTTATATTTCCTTTATTACTATATCTTGCAAAGATAACAGATATTTTTGACTCTTTTTTGATTGGGGTATAAATATGCTTTTGATTAGCCATTATAGCAAGACCTGAACTTATTGATGCATCATATTTAGTTCTATTGTTTATATCAAATTTAGCCCAATCCATTAATGTTCTAGTAAAAAACATTCCACCCATTTCATCAGTTTCTCTGTATCTACCCTCTAAATCTAGTCCTACATATTTTTCTATATAGGCCTCTATAGCTGCTGCGTGTGCTTGTTTTACATCCTCTGATGTGTTTGGTATACCTCCTAATTCTTTTTCTGTCTTAGAAAGCTTTACTTTTTGTTTGTCGGGTCTGTTTATTGAAAAAGCACGGTACCCCCTGTTTTTAAAATGA